CAATTTCAGCCGCAGTAGGTGGAGCCGTGGTTAGAGACCTAGTGACTCCAGTAGTGGTCCAAACGGCTGTATTAATTTGAGCTGTTGTTGGGACTGCCGCAGTAACAGCGGTAGTAATTTGAGCTGTGGTAGGTGGAGCCGTGGTTAGAGACCTAGTGACTCCAGTAGTGGTCCAAACGGCTGTATTAATTTGAGCTGTTGTTGGGACTGCCGCAGCAATTTCAGCCGCAGTAGGTGGAGCCGTGGTTAGAGACCTAGTGACTCCAGTAGTGGTCCAAACGGCTGTATTAATTTGAGCTGTTGTTGGGACTGCCGCAGTAACAGCGGTAGTAATTTGAGCTGTTGTTGGGACTGCCGCAGTAACAGCGGCAGCTGTTAAAACAGCAATTCCTACGGTAGCATCTACGGGAACGCCAGCAGCCACGCTTGATGCACTTGGGACATTGCAAGTTCCTGTAATTCCACCGTAAAGAGTGCCACTCCTTACGTTGGCGGCAGCTGGCAAAGCTAGGGTGCCTGTCAGAGCTTCACCGTAAAGAGTGCCGCTCCTGACGTCTGTAGTGACGGGGAGCCGAGAAGTAATTATAAAATCGCTGTAAGTGGACGCTCCATCGTTTGCAAATCTAATTTTTGCATTTGTGGGAGCTGGGTTAACGAGCAGTTTGGCGCAATAAGCAGCAGGAACGCCAGAAACGGAACCTAAAAGAGAACCACTAACTCTTACAGTTGCGGACACGTTAGGGCTGACTAAAGCGCTTGCAAAGTTGGTTGCTGTAATATTCCCCGTAGATGTTATGGCTCCCGTGGAAGCGTTGTAAATAGCGGGGGCTTGCAACGCAGTAAGCGGTGTAGTAGTTGCAGTTAATGTAATAGTTGATTGGTTATACACTCCGTAAGATGTCCCAGTCTGACCTCCAACAATTGTACTGTTAGACATGCTTGCAGTCGTTAAGGCGTTGGTAAGTAAACCTAAACCGTATGCGCCAATACCACCTATGATATTACACCCAGAGAAGCTTGTGACACCCGTAGATGTTAACTCTATGCCATGAGCACCAGTAGTAACTGAGGTACCAGTAGCCCTGCCACCACTGATAGAAGCCCCAGAAAATGTGATTGCTCCAGTAGAACTGCAAACAATAGACCGCGTGGATGTGGATGCAAACGACCCTACTACGGTGCAATTTGTCAAAGTTGCAGCTGCAGCTGCAGAAATAGTTAGACAGTTTGTAGTGCCCGACTGGATATAAGCCCCCGTTAAATTAAAACTCGTTGGGAGGGTAAACCCGCCACCAGTTATAGCTGATACAACCGCGTTAGCGTAGTTTACTATACCCCCAACTGGTGTAGCTGCCCCAGTAAGGCTCGCTCCAGCTGTTTTGGCTTGCACTATGTCTCCAATTGCTGGCGTTGCAGATGCCTCGGTTCCCGTATTGGACCCAGGAATAATGCAGTTAGTTGTGCCAGTGAAATAAGTTCCTATTGTAGTTATTCTGTACAATTGCCCTGGTACAAAAGATCCAGCGCTCACTGGTGTAGCGGAACCAGTGAGGTCAACGACCTGATTTATAGTAACCGTAAATCCATTGGAATAAACGGTATCCCCCGCTACTGGTACTCCTACTGGAGACCATGTAGCAGATGCGTTCCAGTTTCCAGATGCTACTGCTTTTTTTACTGCCATAAATTTTTATTCTAAGCTATCGTTTCAGCTTCTTTATATACTAGCAGATTAGCGTATTTTCAAGTGGTTAAATTAATTCTGGGCGCTGGAGTTAGCAAACTCGTCACGGGTAACAAATTGCGACTGCATCCACAGCATGACCACTACTCCTACGGGAGTTGCCATTTTCAGCCCGATGTCCAATGATTTATTTATGCGCTCGATGCTCATGGCTATGGCGAATTAAATGCTGCGGCGATTTGATCTCCCGTTGTAGCCACAGTAGAACACTGCGCGAGACGAGTCAGTTCCACGGCTAACGTAGCTCGAATCTCGGCGGGGGTTAGGACTGCCGTGCCTGTTGTGTTGTCCACAGGAACTCCGAAACCAACGCTGGCGGCGGAGGGAATATATGCCGAACCAGTCAATGCTCCGCTTGCGTAGCTTGTGCCGAAACGAACGTCTGTTATTGCTGGCATCGCTGCGTTCGCGGTCGCATCGATCAAGGTTTTAGTCCCTGTTCCTCCAGGATATTTTGTGAAAATTGCTACGTTTGTTAGCGGAGATGTTAGATAAATGGGGCCGCTTGTTGGTGACTGACCGAGAGAGCCGTATTCGATTCCCTCAATTTTTGTGATGCTGGTCTGCGCCGAGCTTACGCCAACGGCGGCGGACAACCCAACCGATCCGATTCCGAATGCGTTCCCTTTTGCGCGTCTCACATTCAGCGTTCCACTCGATGTATTGTTTGCGCCAATTCCGGCTGTCCCGCCAATAGCTGTTCCTGTGATATTTAATTGTCCAATGCTTGCGTTGTTTGCCCCGTACGCAGCCGCAGCGCTTCCACCAGTAGCGGTTCCAATAAGATTCAATGTTCCGGTAGTAGCATTGTTCAATCCATTTGCGCCATTTATACTGCCGCCTGTCGCGTTGCCGGTAATGGTTAGAGTGCCAGTTGAATTCTGCGCGCCAAATGCACTAGCTGCACTTCCTGCGGTAGCATTGCCCGTTATATTAACAACTCCTGTGCTGGTGTTGTTAACGGCGATACAGCCAGCTGCACCACCTGAGCTACCGCCTAAAAGATTTCCAGTAACTGTCAAAGTTCCTGTTGAACTATTGACTACCGAAATAGCACCTGTGACCGCCCCTGCGGTTATGTTTCCGACAATGCTTGCCGTTGCTGGCGATGCCGCTGAAAACGTCAAGCAATTTATATTAGCGGTCAAACTTTTATGCGTCACGTTTGCCGTTAAAGTGACGCCGTTGTTAAGAACGTATGTGCCTGACCCTGCGTTGCTCAATTCGGTGCAAGTCACGTTTGCCGTGATCGTGATAACATGCGTGGTCGAAACGCGAGCCTCGTCGCCAACCGTAGGCACAACTCCACCGACCCATGCCCCGCCAAAGTTGAAATTGCTTGATGCGGCAGATAGTATGAGGGCCATGATTAAAGTCCTTTTGCGGTGATGTATTGTTGCAATGCGGTTTGGATCGCGCCCACGGCTTGCTGTGTGGTTTCGTCGCTGCCTGCCAGTGATCCGAGAGCGATTCCGACGGCGGACTCGTCTGCGGTGATGACCTCGCCGTTTTCAATTAGGGTTGGGACAAGGCGCAAGGCGACATTTGCGTCCGAAGTACCATCGCCGTTATACTTGCCTGTGATAGCCAAGTTCAGCGAGAATTTCGGGTAGGTTTTGCCGTCGATGGTAATGGGTGTGGATGCGTTCATATAAATTAAGTGTAGGTTAGTGAGGTTTTGTTGCTCCAAGCTCCTGTGGCGTTGGTTTTGGTGGTCGTTCCTATGTTTGAAATTTCCAATCGAGTTATTGTCCAACTTGATGCAGATTCGCTTGTGCCATCAACAGCAGTTCCAGTGTAGGAATATGGCTCAATATAAACGTGTCGCACCTCGTAGCTTTGCGAGCCGCCGCTTACATCTGATAGAGTCGCTAGTGTGCCAGATGCACTAGGAAGCGTGAAAGTCTTTGTAGCACCTCCTGCTGTTATTGTGAGGTTGCTGTTATTTTGCAGTTCTAAAACCTGACTGCTATCAGGAGAGTAAAGTTCGTCGTGCGAATGCACAAACATACCGCCAATTTCTTGAATCGCACCCGTGCTTGGATGCTTGGCGTAAAGCTTTTTATCTGCGTGATTTATGCAAATCTCGCCATTTTCAAGATCGGTGCTCAGCGGAACTTTCGAGATAACCGACTTTTTGGGTATAATTACTGGAGATGCCATTATAGAATGGTTTGCCTCCAGAGGGGTCGAACCTCTGGAGGACTTTGTTGTTTAGTTATTTTTTAGTAAGAGCCGCCGTCGATGATGAATCCTTGAATTTCAAGGTCTGTGCCATTTGCAACCAAGTGACCGCTGGATTTCAAGCCGATCCAAGCTCCGACGCCGCCCAATCCGCCGCCTGCGGTAATGTTTAGAGTGCCAAAGCTCTCCACTGTTGCGCTATTTGTAGCTGAGTTAATGCTTACAGTACCATTTGAATCAACCTTAAAGTTTTGGATGGTTAATGAATTGCCAAAAACAACATTTCCACCAATCCTTGTCGTGTTAGGAGTTGTATCGGTAAGATCAATGTTCTGCGTCTTGGTTTCGAGGTCGGTGGTCTTTGTTTCCAGTGTTGCCGAACGTCCAGATAGAGCCGTATCTGCGGTAGTCCGAGCTGTCATCTCCGCATCAATGTTGGCTTGAAGAGTCGTGTCAGCCGTAGTCCTTGAAGTCTCTTCTGCTGTGATATTTGACTGGAGAGTCGTGTCAGCCGCAGCCCTCGATGTCGCTTCTGCTGTGATATTTGACTGGAGAGTCGTATCAGCAGTTGTTCTGTTCGTGGTCTCCGTCGCAATCGAAGATTGCAAAGCGGACTCAGCGGCATTGAGATTGGCCTGAAGGGTAGCGTCGTTAGCAGCGCGTGTTGAGCTTTCAGCAGCGAGCGCGATGTTATTGCTTACAACGTAAGCACCGAAAGCCGTGTCGTTTTCTGTATCGACCGAGTTAATCAAAGAAACGATTTCAGCAAAGCTATCTTTGTCTGCGGTCGAGGCGGTCAAAATCGCATCGATGCGTCCTTTTTCCGCGTTGATGTTGGTCTGAAGCACTCCGTCAGCGGCAATGCGCGAGGTCTCTTCAGCCGTGATGTTGGTCTGGAGAACGCTGTCCGCCGTCGATCTGCTGGAAGCCTCGGCTGTGATGTTGGCTTGGAGCCCTCCGTCAGCGTCAATGCGAGCGGTCTCTTCAGCCAAAATAGCCGCAGTCAGCGTTGTATTTGCTGCTGCAACCGCGCTGTCGGTGTAAACTTTTGTTGCGAACACGCCTTCGCCGCCAATAGCGAGAGGGACGGTGTTATTCTGTCCAACGAAAATGGTTTTTGCCGTCAAATCCACGGCCAGTTCACCTGGCTGAAGACTTGAAGGGGTTACACTTCCGCGTTTGATTTTAATAATTGGATTTGCCATAATTGGTTGCACTAACTTTTTTTTGTTTTTGTTTTTGTTTTTGTTTTTTTAGAAGGTACCCCCGTCGATAACTTCTAAAATCATGTGATACTGGGAGGAAACATCTTCCCAAAACCACTGAAGGTGTGTATCTACTGCAAAGTAGATGCGGTTTGGGTTGCCAGCAATAGGAAAATCTGAAAACGTGGGGTAGACTTCTACTGGGTTGGCGACAACGGGTTGTGCTGGTAAGAACAAACTCTTCCCAGACAAATCTAGGACGGCGTCCATGTTACTCTCGTTAATAGTTGTCATACGTACGCTAGTCCCGTTCTATTAGACCACGTTCCTGTTGCGTTTGTGACCGCTGAAACACGTCCTGCGGCAGTTAATGCGCTACGACGAATCGCCCATTGGGAAGATGTTTCGGGTAACGCTGGTAGCGGAGGTCTATCCGCATTTAGAAGTCTTCCGTAGTAAGCAGTGAGCCCATCAGAGGTTAGGTCAAACGCATATGTGTATAATGTCGGGTCAATTGGTCGTTGTACGCTCCTCAAACCAAACGCCCTAAATACAAGACCCATTCCGTTAGGCGGCATTGAAATAAACGTGATTTTCCCTGTAGCAAAATCCACGGTATAGTCTTTAGTGGGACTTTGAGTGATACCGTTGGCTAAGATTAAAACATGGTCAGGACTTGTGCTTGCTAACCCATTTATTGTATAGGTTTTAGAAACCCCGTTTGCGACATGTGTGGTAGTTACTATGGAAACTTCTGGAGTTTCCTCCATTATAGCCTGAAACGTCCGCAATGGAGACATCCATTTGACATTTGAGGTGCCATCCTCGGCTTCCTGTTGCGTTGCCAAGTAAGAAGTCGTATTCGTTGGGGCTGGCCTAGTGGCGTCATACGCTCTCCTCTCCACAATTACTGGGATGGGGAGGCTCGTTACCTCACTACTACCCCAAATAACCGAAACCTCAAAAGCCAAAGGGCAACTTCCAACGCTCGGCAAGTAGGCGTCCGCCTCAACGGTCCCCAAGTCTAAGGTGGCTTTTACGAAGTTAGCGTTTACAAAGGCAGCGGTGCTCCGTGCTATATTAAAAGTGGACTCTTTTGGTTTCTTTAATACGAAAACGGCGTCCCCATTTGCAATGGTGGTAAGAACGCCAGAAGCTACTACCGTAAGCGTTACGGGGTACTTATCTGGGTAAGAAAACTTTAGCGATGCGACTGAGCCCCCGTTTGGCAGGCTCAGCTTTCTAGTGTCAATGTCTAGAAATAATTGCATCGTTAATAATAACTACTTTTTGGTCTTGCTAACACCGTCTTCAATAGCGGCTAAAAACCCAATAGCAGCTGGGGTTTTGTCAGAGGGGGAGGTTTCCTCAGAGTTTTCCTCTTCGGGTGTTTCTGCCTGTTCCTCTGGGTATACGGAAACGCCGTCTACGGCTTCGAGGCAAAGCATTCCATTTTCCTTCATTCTAACGCTTGCCATTACTTCAAAAGGTTGCCCAGGAGTGGACTCTTCGGGTGGGGAAAACCCTTTGGGGGCTGGAAATTCAATTTCCTTAGCTGCAGCTGGTGCGGTGTCTATTTCATTAATATGCATAATATTAAGACTTTTAGCAGATGTAAGGCTGGCCCTGAGTTAACAAGGCCAGCCTCTCCATCGTTAGGGTTGCGGATTAGTAGCGGAGGGTACGGATAACGTAGCCCCACTCTGGGAAGACTGGCTTAGACCCAGAGCTGAGAACGGCGCGGAAATAACCAATCGTTTTGTCGGGGTTATTCACTGCGTCCTCAATATTTTTCCATTTGAAGTCGCCCATGTAGCTGACGGGATCGAAGCTCGTGTTTCCGCCTGGGGATGTGATCGGAGCAGGGATGAGCTGTTCCATAACATCTGTGTGGAAGATGAAGGTGTCTTCGTAGAGAGCTGTTTCGTAAGCGGGATTGATGTCCCATTTATTCCCTTTGTATCCGGTAGCAACGGCAGCTAAGTGTGGTACGCGAACCCATGCGCCCGAAGTGAAGTTCCATCGAGGAGAAAAGTCATCAATCATGTGGAAGAACCCAGCATAAGAGCGTTCTACACCAAGAGGAGCCAAAAGCTCGCTTACCTTTGCGTTGTTGTAGCGATAATCTTCGCGGATAGCGGCGTTCTCTGTGATAATTGCACGGCTGTTCTCGGAGCTAGTGATGATGGCAAACTGAGGGCGACCATTTTGGCGACCAAAAGGGTTGTTGCCTGCGCCATCACGGATAAGACGCATGTAGAACTTGTCCAAGATGCTCTGAACTAACTTCTGCGTGGGGACTACCGCAGGAACTGCAGTTTTGTCTTCTTGGAGGGTTGCAGTCGCTGTAACTTTATGCTCCGAAAGGCGCGAAAACTCATCGCGGTTGCGGTCAATCCAAGCGTAGCTGGTATTCTCAGTAAGGATACGGAAAATATTTGATAGCTGCTCTTTACGCTTCAAGGCAAAGCGAAGATCGTTTACGCAAAGCTTAGGCGACTCAATGGCAGTCTGCTGAAGATTGTACGTTCTCATTGTCTGAGCGAACTCGACAATTTCAGCTGTAGGTGCGCAGTTATTTCCAGTACCGGTGTTCAACCCCACAGTAGCCCAAGTAAGAGGGTTTGCGGGAATCGAGCGTTGGTATGTCAAAACGCTGATGGATGTGCCCATTTCGTCAGGCCAAGTAGCTTTTTTTACAAGCTTAAGCCAAGGGCTGGTGTTAAGTGACTTATTATAGATGTCAGGTCCAATGCGGCCTGACTCTGTAGCAAGGAGGTTATCGATGTTAAGTGGCATATAGGTTTAGATTTTAGGGTCTCCCCTTTAGATTTGCGGTTTAGGTTTAGCGACACAGAGAGGTGTGTTCGTTAGATATTACACCTAACGATCAAGACAACTTGAGTGTCTAGTTTGCCCCCTCCTGAGCCAAGGAAGGGCTTCCAGATAGGAAGCTTTTAGCTCTTGAAAATTGAACCGGAAGTTTTAGCGGATACCGAGCCGCAAGAAGACATTTACACACAGTAAATAATATGTCAAATACTTTTCTAGTAATTATCTATCCGCCCGAAAATCGGGCTTCAAGTGCCTCCAAGAAACCCAAACCTTCGGATACGCTGGCAGGTTTTGTTTCAGACCCTGAGCCTGCTCCTGGGGTAGCGGACTGGTAGCGTTTAAGGGATGATTTGAGTTCTGATATTTCAGCTTGTAGAGACTTGCTATGCTTGAGGAGGTGGGGGACTAGCGAACCAGAAAAAGCCGAAAATGCTTTATGCTCATCGGATAGGGAATCGAACGAAAACCCATCCATTTCCGATAATAGCGAAGCCTCAAATTTAGCCTTCTCGGAATCATCGGAAGGAAAGGGGACGCTATCTTTCAACTTATTCCACACCGTATTAGTAGCTTTCGACCAAGACTCCTTAGCTTGACTTTTGCGCTTAGACTCCTCTTCTTTTTGAGATTTTTCACGAGCGTCCAAGGCAAGCGCAGACTTATCACGCATTTTCTCGCGGTGGTCCAAAAGTTGAGAAAAATCGTCTCCCAGTTGGTATAAGCTTACCCTGTCGCGCTCGCTGAAGTTACAGGCTAGCTCTACAATCAAGTCTCCCTGTTTATCGGGGTCCCCCTCTTCAAGAGCACCTAAAAGTGCTTTTTCGGGAACCGAATACTTTTCAGCCATGCGACTAACCACGTTTAAAATAGCGGCCATGGGCTTGACAATGCTCTCTCGGTACTCATCAGTGGCCTCAAAACGAGAGATGGCCAACTCTTTTTCGTAATTAGCGATTTTTGCCTCACGTTCTTCAATGGACGTTTTAAGTTTAGAAACTTCTTCATGGTCTACTTTTGGAGAAGATTCAGCGGTAGCCAACTTCTCTTCGAGTTCGGCTACCCTAGCTTTAGCTGCCTTAGCCTCTGCTTTGATCTCTTTGAATTTAGCTCCCGCAGAAACCGACATGTTTTTAACGTTATCTGCATCTTCTGCAACTGTCTCTTCAGGTTTATCTGTTGCAGCGTCCTTTGCGGGGGCTTCAACCTTAGCCTCATCGCTGGAGTCAGAAGGGGAATCCGTAGAGGCATCCGCTTCTAGGGCTTTGTCCAAAGCTTCAAACCAGCTACTCCCAGATTCAGAAGTGCTCTGGGTTGGTTGGTCTTGGCCTGTGCTTGTTTCAGTTGCTTGGTTTTCTGCCGAAGCAGATTCTGTTTGTTGGGTTTCTAACATAAAGTCTATTATTTTGGCCTCATAGTGTGCTCCCAAGGAGCAGGGGTTTCAGTTAGCTTGTTGGGCTCTTTGGTAAGGGATTTTAAATTTCTAAGGAACCTAAAGTACCCTTCTCTTGAGCAACCGCTTAAAGCCGCTTGGTGGAGTAAATCGGAGTTCCCAGCGAATGTTTGTGGTGAGTCAGTCTCAATGGACAAACACACCTCAAGAGCTTGTTTGAGGGGTTCCGCGTTTAGTAAGTCGGATAGCTTAACTCTTAAGTCTTCCCGCCTGTCCCATTCGATTTTTGTCATTTGTTACTTTGATATTACACCTGATATGACAACTTAGCAGCGTTTTCGGAATCTTTCAAAGCCATTTTTTGGTTGGCCTCCATCATGCGCAAATTCATCTTTAGCTCTGACTGCTGTTTAAGCATGTCCATTTTAACCTGGTGTTCAGCCAAGCGTTGTCTAAGTCGTACATCCATGTCCGCATCGCCAGCTACATTAGGCTGAGCATCTCCAGCTTGTTGAGGCCCTTGTTCGGCCTGCTGTCGGCGCAACTTTTCAACATGCTTTGCCCCATTAGTTACAACTTCCGTTATCTGGGATAATATCTTACGGTTTGCAGCGGCTTCGTCACGAGTGACTGGGTCGCCAGACATTTGCTCAACGTGCTGTGTTGTGTGCTCCAACATAGTCATTAACCCTGGGAGCACCGTTGGGAGGTCGGCACCGCTCTCGTTAATAGCGCTAACCCCTTGGGAAAGGGCTCCTATATGTACACGCGAATGGACAGAATGGTTATCGTTAGGAAAAGTAGGAAGCGCAACGCCCTCTTTAAGAGAGCTGTTCTCAAGGTTAGCGAACTTCTCATCGAGCGATGGGCGGGCTTCTGCGGATGGTTTTTGCACATATCGGTCGGCGTTGTCATACCCGATTCTAGCGGCAACTCGATCACGTAACAGGTTCTGCCTGCCAAAATCATCGAACGCAGGAGCAATCTGCGAGAACTCATCAAACGTTAGCTGCCGCATCTGTTCGCTGCCTGCCCCTATTGCGCGAACGATAGTGACTCTCGCAATATCTACCTCGTAAATAGCTTCCAATGGAACTCCTCGCTCGAAGCACCTTTTTCGGAACTCTCTTACCTCGTTCCCACCTGGGTCATCTGGGAGATACCCACGTCTACATACACGGCGAACTACCTCTCTGAACAAGCGTTCGAGTGGGTCGTAAAAAAGAGAAAGGGCCGAAGTGCTTAGCCGTGCTCTATCGGACTGCTGGGCCTTAACCTCATATTTAGTCTTCTCACGGGAGTCGACTTCGGCAGCTTGTGCTTGGTACCCAGCTGTTCGGTTTGAAATCAACCGCGACATATCACTCAGCACTGGGATAACTGAAGTAGATGCGTTTGGTATGGTGCGATCTTGTATCTCTACTCCAGGGGATAAAATAGTGTAGGGCCCAAAGTAAGTGAGTTGAAGATTCTGAAGAGCCTCTTCATTCGTAGGCTGAAGTATAACAGAAGAGCTAAGGAGCGCCCCGTCAACCATCTGGCAGCGAAGCCTGTTGCTAGTCTGAATCTCCGTAAAAATCTTTGCTCCAAGCCCACGAATACTGTGGTAGTGGCCATTTACTCCCACACCGTAAGTAAACACCGTAAACGCCTGTTCCATGCTTGGGAACTTACCAACCTTCCTGTACAAGAACCCATCGACATTGGGGGTGTCGCTCTCCATAATAATGCAATGGGTCACCCTTCCGTCGAACTCAACATTCCAAATATGGACTAGCTTAATTTCCGAAGATGTGGCAGTGCCGATATATAAATCGTTCGACTTCATCTCCCTAACAATCCCCTCCCAGTCGGTTGAATGTAGCCCAGAGCCAGAAGAGCTAGTTACAGCGTTTTGTATAGCACGTTTCACTACCTCTACATTCCACCCAACTTCAGTAGCGCTTTCAGGGTCTTCGATAAACCTGTAAAGTTGTTGGGCCTGCATTACTCGTGAGCAGCAAGCTACCTCGATTTCGGATTCGGAAGCCAAAGTCCTGCGAGGGATTAGGAACTCGCCAAGACCTCCAACCCGCCAGCGCCAATCGAGGTCACACTCAAAATACGTGATTCCGACCCCATGTGCTACAAAGTGGGTTGCGAGCCTCAACCAATTAGGTGTGTAGGGGTTCCAACCACGCAACATGCGAGTTAGTTCAGCGGAGATAATACCCTCGTATTCAAGACGTTCTTGGCGTTCTCCAAATTTTGTTTTGAAGTTTACAAGAGTCTCAACGCTAGATAATAAGTCAACGTACCCAGATAGGGCTGCTTCAAGTAAAGCATCGGCTTCGCCAAAATTGACGTTCGCTCTTGCTCCCTGTCCAGTAGCCCTTAATTCAGCATCGTCGTAGGGAGGTGCCCCAGCAAACATTTCATCAATCGCGGCTCGGTTTCTAGCACTAGACTCATCCGCCTTACGTAGCTTGGAATAAATTTCACGAGCACTATTGGCATCTTTGATCCTTGTTCGGGGAGCGGCCCCCTTTTCGGAAAGGTTCTCAAGCAGTAGGTCGTTTGGTTGATCGCTGGGCATGGGTATGTTAGCCAGATATTATTAAATGGTCGCAAGATATTGTCAAACGATGATTTTAAATAGTTACATGCGAGTTATGCACCTGGGAGTGTTTACGTGGTTTAACCTGCGCATTAAAGTGCTGAATGGGATTCCAGGGGAGTCGGACATAGACAGCTCTATAGACCTATCTGCGCCAAAACCAAATTTAACTCGGCATAGAGCTACAAGCATTAAAGCTGCGTCGGCTTCATCGGGAGATTTACCAATACGCATTTTCATATCGGGTTTGGGTTCTGCCTTCAGCCTCATCGAAGACCCTTTTTGTGTCTCGTACGTTCTGGCGCATAGTTCTCGTGCGAGGGAAGTCGAGATACCCTTTATTTGACCTGTGCGCATAAGCTCTTTTGCTCCGAACCAAATTTCAGACACCCGATTGTAGTACCGCTCGTTGCTAGGGGTGGGGTCCGAAACACTAGCTGGGAGAGTACTAGCCGCCCCAGCGAAATCTATACGATTGACCCGTGGGGACCACTCCCGAGCTACGACATCTCCGAAGGGCTTGCCTGCGCCTGATGCGTCAAAAGCCGCGTTCTCTGGAGGTACCCCCCTGCAAACACATAGTGCTCGAAACTGGCGAGTAATTTGGAAAGCGCGAGGGGTTCCGACATCCGTGACATCTTCGGTTAGGAACTCTACAGAATCAAAGCAAAGTGTTTTTACTCCGTTTATGTTCTCCCCATATGACCCAAAATATAAAGCAGAGCGGTCTCCTCCGTTTGTGAAAGCAGGATCAAGAGCTGCAACTTTTATTGGTGGCTTAAGCCACACGGCAGGCTGGTCAGCTTTGAATTTTATGATGTCCGCTTCTGAGTAGATTCCATCTGCCATTCCAGTCGGAGACCAAAACCCGCGAACCATTCGCCAATACGCATTGGAATTTTCTCCCAAGGATTCGCGTTGCTGGGCTAGAAAATCGGAAGTGATAAGCCACGGGTATATAGTTTTCCCTGCTGTAACATTTGGGCTCTTCTCGCCGTCGAGTCGCAAACATTTTCCACGTTCCGTTTCCCAAGACTGCGACTCGCTGTTAATCGAAGACCACCCCGCTTTAGGTTTTGAGAAAACACCAAAAGCATCGTAGTAGCTAGCTGGGTTGCCTAGCCCCACCATTTGAAACCATGGATTGATGGCGAGGTTAGAGTAAGCGGCACCGACCACAGATTCTCCAAGCTCTGGCAACTCGTCAGCGATGAGCAAAACTCGCGGAGCTTTAAAGCCGATGAGCTTTCCGTAAGCTTCTTTGTCTTTGCTTTTCTCGGCCGCGATAAGAGATATGCCGCTACGATCAGAGCCAGTGGTATCCTTACTCCCCATGTCGTAGCGAATGAGCCCAACGGAATCAACAAGCTTGCCAGGGGCTCGTCCAGGGATCGCCTGCCAGTAATCGCGGATCGCTCCCCAAATACGTTTACGCGAATCTTTCAGTGAGGTGGAGGTGACTAGCACCATCGTTTTGCTTGGCAAGCATAAAAAATTTACTATTGCCCATATTGCTCCGAAATCGGACTTGCCCGTGGAAGCCGCTCCAGCAATGGAAAGGAAGCTCTTTGGTTGCGACATCATTTCACAGGCTTCCTCTAACATTGCTTCTGCCCAAGGGTGCCAAACAAATTTTTTTCGTTTATTTTGAGGGCCCCAAAGAATGCCTGAGATAGCTTTGAAATGCTCAGCTCTGCCCAGAGAGCCAGGTATTTCCTCGGTTCCAAGGCGGAAGCATTTCAAGTGCCGCATCAGCGCGTTGTCAGTTTTCGGCCACCACGCACCATATTCGTAGTCCAAGTTTGAAGGGCCTGCGGGGACTTGTTGAGCTGTTTCAGGTGGTGGGTTTTGTTGGGTGCTTTGTTGTGTCATTTTAGTGTGAAAATCTGTCAATAGAACGTCAATAGAATATTCTGTACGTAGGTAAGGTTGTGGGTTCGACCCCCGCCGGGTGCAGTTTTTTTGTGCCCAAAAATCGGAACTCTAACTGTAGTAATACCAAGCACATTAAGAAATTAGGTGAGAAATGGGGTGAATATCTGGGGATGCTACAATAATATCCCCGAAACAATTTACTTTATTTTTGAACATCTTTTGTCTATTTCTGTCAATAGTAACACAGACAACTCAGGCCGAAAGTGGAAAGTTTAAAAACACCAAACTCACGCCAGAGACAAAAAAATCAAAATGCCGAAGCTAAAACAGAAAAAAATTTCAGACTATCCAAAGCGGCTTTCTAACCGCTACGGGAAGGTTGCGATTTATAGAAATGCGAACAATGTGGATTGGTTTATTTTTGTTGTGGCGTGGTCTGTTGGGAAACATCGTTACCGTAAAACATTCTCCGATGAAGTGGCGGCAACAAACCACGCAGAACTTTTGCTCGAACAATTTGAGAAGGGTCAGGCTCTAGCTGGTGCTATGACGCATAACGATGCTCTGTACTTCAATGCGTGTGCAGAAAAACTAAACGGCGTTCCTATTATGGATGCTGTGGAATTCTACGTGCGAATGAATGGAGGGGGTTCCAAAGAAGAAACAAAAATAGTTGTTGACGTGGTCCCTGATTTTTTGAGTCACCAAGAAAAACAGGGTAACTCTGATAGAGACCTAAAGACTCTGAAGAGCCATTTAAAGGGCTTCAGCGATGCTTTGCGTGTTCCGCTAACTAAAATCACAACTCAAAATATCAACGACTACATCCAAGCAAAAAGGGAACTGAAGCCTGGAGTTTTTGCGGAATGGGCAAACAAGTCCAAAAATAATGTTCGCATAACGCTCCACAGATTCTTTGAGTGGGCTAAGGATAACAACAGTCTCCCCAAAAATTGGGAGAACCCAGTGACTGCGTCTACTACATACAAAGTAGTGCATTCCTCCCCAGGGATCTTCACTCCAGATGATCTAAAAAAGATGCTCCCACATGTGTCCAATAAGTGGCTCCCCTATTTCGCTATCTCCGCTTTTGCTGGTGTGCGTAACGCTGAAATACAGCGATTGACTTGGGACGAAGTTGATATGGAAGGTCGGCACATATTTCTGGACCCCCGCCATACCAAAACAAAACGTAGGCGCGTTGCGATTATGGAAGACTGCCTTGCGGAGTGGCTTAAAAAGTACACTGGAGAGCGTAAAGGATTTTTATGCCCCGAAAAAATATCACGGGCTGGGACTCATCACAGAGAAGACGCGCCTAAGGTAGCGGACCCAAATAAAGAGACTTCAGCAGTGGCTAAAAAGGCAGAAGTTAAGTGGGTCCACAATGGACTTAGGCACTCATATATTTCGTACCAAATGGCTATTTGGAGGGATGACCAAAAAGTAGCCGAACAGTGCGGGAACTCTCCGCAAGAAGTGCAGGAGAGCTATAAAGCAAACTCAACTGAAAAGGAAGCTAAACGCTGGTTTTCAATAGTGCCTAGAAAGTTATAGGCGCATTGAACTAAACTAAAATAACACAACACCAAATCAAAGCCCGCTTTACAAATGTTAGAGATGGGTCAACACTAAAAATCCAACATTAATATGGCAAACCAAATAGCAGAAGGTAGAAAGCGCACTGTCTACATAGTAGACAAAGAAGACTACAATGAACTCGAAGCTTACGCTAAAAAAATGGGGTTCACCACATCGGTACTACTCAGAGAGGCAACTTTCAGGTTAGCTGAAGAACTCCGAAATACAGGAAAGACGCAACTCGTGCGGCAACCAAAAGATAATGAAGGTCGCCGTGATGAGTGAGCTTAAAATTAACTAACGAATGTTTAAAATTTCGATTGCAGTTCTTCCACATGCAATATAGTGTGAGAATATTCTTTTTTTTGGGTGTAATATCCGAAAGCAACAAAACAACAGCACCAATAATATAATTCGATTTATGAATCCCTCCC